ATGCTTTAAATTTAAAAGAGGGTACAATTACTGCTGGTACAACTTCACAATATTATAGAGGTGATAAAACGTTCCAAACACTCGATAAAACTGCCGTAGGATTAAGCAATGTAGACAATACAAGTGATGCTAACAAACCAATCTCAAATGCCACTCAAACGGCTTTAAATAGCAAACAAGCGACTATCAGTTTAACTACAACGGGCAATTCGGGTGCATCTACTTTTGCTGCAAATGTCTTAAACATTCCAAACTACACATTAGCTGGTCTTGGTGGTATTGGTTTGACTGCTTTGAGTGCGTTAACCCCTCTTGCATATAATAACACAACGGGACAATTTAGTATCCAACAAGCGACAACAAGTCAAAGTGGATACTTGAGTTCTACTGATTGGAATACATTTAATGGCAAACAAGATGCGCTAAGTGGTACGGGGTTTGTAAAAATTAGCGGTACAACAATTTCATACGATAATTCAAGTTATTATTTAAGTTCAAACCCAAGTAATTATATTTCTTTATCTGCATTAAGTTCAACTGCAACGGGTTTAACATATACTAATACAACGGGTGTATTTAGTTTAACAACGGGTTATGCTATACCAACAACTGCAAGTGCGACAAATTGGGATAGTGCCTATACAAACAGAATTACATCGTTAACAACAACGGGTTCAAGTGGTGCGTCTACGTTAGTAAGTAATGTCTTAAACATTCCAACTTATTCTTTAAGTGGGTTAGGTGGTCAACCATTAAACGCAAACCTTACATCGGTTTCAGCATTAACCTATGCGTCAACATCATTTGTAAAGATGACTGCTGCTGGTACTTTTGCGTTAGATACGAATACTTATTTGACTGCGGAAAGCGATACGTTGGCAAGTGTAACGGGGAGGGGGAATACGACTACTACAACTTTAATTTATAGTGGAACTACCGAAGGAATTCGTCCAAATACAGATTCAACTGGTTCAATTGGTGCTTCTAATTTTAGATTTCTTTCTTTTTACACCCGTTCAATTTCGGCAGTTAATAATAGTTTAGATATTATTGGTTCAAATATTAATTTAAATGATAGTAGTGGTAATATAAAATTAAAAGTTTTTGGGAGTACGGGAAACGTACTTATCCAAAACGGAGGAACTTTCACCGATGCTGGATTTCGACTTGACGTCAACGGATCAACACGTTTAAACGGGGCTTTAACATTAGGTATGTCCCCTATTGTGGCTGCTTCAGTTGTATCAACACATAAACTACAAATTACTATTGCGGGAACAACTTATTATTTATTAGCATCTAACATATAAATATGATACAAATACAACCTATAATCGTGCCAACAAAAGGCGAAGGAACAATCTTCCAAATTGACGCTTTAAACTTTCCAATGAATCCAACATCTGTGACTTTCTATTGGCAAGTTTTATCAGTTGCAGACGAAACTTACACATCAATTTTGCAAGGCAATCTAACAATGGATGCTGAAACTTATGCTAACTGGAATAACGATGACAATTTTGTAATCAATTGGGCGTGTAATTTGCTTAATTTTGTAATCATATGAAAAGAACAATATTAACACTTGGCGAAATTTATACTCTTAATTTAGAGTTATTTGGTAACGAAAACAACAAAGGATTATTAGCACAACCGTTAACTTTAAAGGTAAAATATTGGCTGCAAAGATTAGCTGATAAGTTAAAATCAGAAGTTGCCACAATTGATGAAATCAGAAACGGGTTAATCAAAGAACTTGGTGAAGAAATTGACGGACAAGTTCAAATCAAAACTGATAGCCCTAATTTTGTAAAGTTTCAAGAACAATATGTTGAACTTTTAGATACTGAAAAAGAAATTAGTCACGCTATCTTTACGCTTAATCAGTTCGAGAATTTGGAAGCATCAGAATATTACGCAGTATTTTTGAAATTAATAGATGAAGAACTTTAACGATACCAATGCAGATGCAGTAATTACGGCAACTTTAATAAGTGCAGTAACACACTATGCAACATTATTACAACCTATATTGTCTTTTTGCGTGGGTGTTTTAAGTTTAATTTCTGCTGTATTTGCAATCCGTTACTACTATTTAAAAACTAAAAAATGAGATTCAAAGGATATTTTCAACCAACACCAAAAAGATTTCGTGTACTCGGTGATTCACTTGCTGGTATGTCGTTATTCATTGCCAGTTTAAATGTAGACAATCCAAAGTTTATGTTGATTTGTGGTATATGTGGTGCAGTGGGAAAATTTATAACAAACTTCTTTACCGATGGAAAACAAATTTAATTTACACAGACTTTCGTTTTTAGACGATAGTTTACCGATATTCAAAGAGAATAAAGCAAAGGGTTATATGACCTATGGGTTAGATAATCTTTACCCACAAGAACTAATCAGACTTTACAATAGCAGTCCTAAACACAACGCTATTATCAACCAAAAAGCAGCATACATTATAGGTGCAAGTACTGATATTAAAGGTAAAAACACAATAGATGTTGCAATTACCGAAGACTTTTTGGCAAACATTAACGCTTATGAAGATTTTGAAAACCTTAAAAGTAAATTAGCACAAGATTATGAGCTATTTGACGGCTTTGCAGTTGAAGTAATTTGGAATAAAGCAAAGACTAAACCAGCAGAATACTATCATTTACCATTTCAAAACGTGCGTTTAGGCAAAGATTGTGCGTATTATAGTGAAGATTGGCAAAACCAACGTGCAGAAATATGTCAATATCCTTACTTTAACGCAAACACACGTGAGAATAAACAAGTATTTTACTTTAAATTATATCGTGCTGGTCAAAAAGAATATCCTTTGCCATCATATATTGGTGCATTAAGGTACATTGAGATAGATAGCGAGATACAAAACTGGCACTTTAATTCTATTAAAAATGGTTTTTCTGCACAAACATTAATTCAGTTCTTCAAAGGTATTCCAACACCCGAAGAAATGAGATTAACTGAACGTAGATTTAAATCACAAAAAACTGGTACACATAATGCGGGTGGAATGATTATTGGGTACAACGAACCAAGCGAAAGACCAGCAGAAATAACCAACTTACAACCAAGTGATTTTGACAAGCAATTTTTACAACTAAACGACACAGTAAGAGATGAAATATTTGTTGGGCATCGTATATCTAACCCTGTGCTATTTGGTATTTCTACTGCGGGTGCATTAGGACAACGTAACGAACTTATTGAAGCATATGAATTGTTTCAACAAGCATACATAGAACCAAGACAAAAGCAATTTGATGCAGCGTTAAATTCAATTTTAAAGTATGCTATACCTTGTCAAGTTGTAACTATCAATAAACCACCAATCGGACAAGATTATGTAGATTTATACACAAAAGGTATAATCACTAAAAATGAAGCACGTGCAGAATTAGGGTTTGAACCTATTGAATCTACACCCCAAGCAATGTCTTCAAATTATAGTGAAAACGATGTTGTAAATATGTTTATGGCTTGTGGCGAAGACAAAGAAAACTTTGAGGATGTCAAAATGGAATTTGCAACTGCAATAGAAACTGCAATTTTGCAGCTCTTAAACGCAAACGATGGTACAACAACGGGGGAACTTGCAAAGTACTTGAAGATAGACACACAAAAAGTAGTCGATACAATTGCAAAAATGGTCAAGGATGGACTTATTGACGATGTTAAAGGTAAACTATCAGTTTCGAAATTGGGTACAACAGAATTAAAGAAAGTAAGTGACCAACAAATTGAGATTAGATACGAATACGCACTTGATCCTGCATTTAGTGGTGAACGTAAATTGATAAAAACATCACGTGAATTTTGTAGGCAAATGGTAAATTCAAATCGTTTGTATTTAAGAAGTGAAATTGACACAATTAGTGCGAGAGTAGGTAGGGACATTTGGACAGAACGTGGTGGATGGTACACAATACCTGATACAACCGTTCACATTCACCATTGCAGACACATTTGGAATAGTAAATTAGTAAGGAAAAAGATATGAGCAATTTTGTATATTTAATCAGCACCACGTTTTTAAAGGACAACACCCCTATAAACGAAAACGTAGACGATAAACTTTTAAAAAGTGCCATAAAAGAAGCACAAGAAATCTATATTCGTGACGTTATTGGTAGTGGAATTTATAATGAGTTGCAAACACAGGCATTTAATGGTAATATATCTAGTGCGAATACAACGCTTTTAGACGTTTATATTGCACCTTGTTTGAAATACTACACGTTGACTGAATCTATGTTGCCTATGACGTTTAAAATGCTAAATAAGACGCTTGGAACAAGGACATCGGACAACACACAACCAGTTAGTATTGACGAAATGACGTTAATTGAACGTAGATATAGGGACAAAGCAGAATACTACGCACAAAGATTGCGTGAATTTCTACAAGCTAATAGCACGATTTATCCTTTGTTCTTTAATCCTGGTTCTACCATTGATACAATAAGACCACATAACACCCAACTATTTGGGGGAATATATTTACCACCGAACTATGACGAAGACTTTAGATATTACGATTTCCCAAAAGGGGAAAGTCCGAACAAAAAATGAAACTAAACTTTTAAACTTTTTAAATGACGTTAAATCAAATAATATCGACAAT